TGGAATCCTGTTCCAGCTACTTTTTTAGCTAATAATATTTCACCAACAGTAAAACCACTTGCGTTTTTAACTGACATCGTGGTTTCATTTGCTGTAATATTTGAACCTGTAAGAGTTGTTGCGTTAGTAACCCATAATTGACCACCAACTGCGTTTACTGATTCTTTTTCAAATGTTGTTGTTCTTAATGTACCTCTAATTCTTACGTTTTCAAATTCCGCGGTACCGTTACCTTCAGATGATATTTTCCAACCTCTAAGATTACTTGCGAAATCTTTTGTTTGTAAAATACCCTCAGGTTTCATTATTAAATTACCACCCTCAATTGAATTTGTAGTAATGTCCCATCCACCAATACTTGCGGATACAAACCTTGCGAAACCATCAGGTCTAATAGAGGATGATGAGTTTGTTTCAGTTGATGGATTACCTGCGATTACAGCAGGAGTTCTAATACTGTTTGCTGTAACGGAACCTAATATTGTTACACCGTCTGTGATTGTACCACCTTGTAGTAATACTCTTGATGCGGTTATATCACCTGCTGCTTTTAATCTTAATGCATTGTCAGATGACCTTATTTCTTCTGCAACTACTTCAAACCCTGCAATAGATGCTGATGCGAATCTTGCAAAACCATCTTGGTCAATTGACGATGAGGCGTTTGTTTTGGTTGCAGGTGCTCCATTTATTACTGCGGGAGTTCGAATTTGATTTACCGTAAGTGACGACTTGATTGTTGCGTTTGTACCAATTACTAAACTACCGGCCCCACCATTTGCATTTGGGTCTAAGTGAAAGTCAGATGAACTAATTTCAATGTTACCATCTGAACCACTCATAAACTGACTGTCTGCCGTACCTACGAAAAACTTTTCTGCTTTTATATCTAATAAACCACTACCTGATGTTGTGAATATAAGGTGACTGTTATCGTTGTCACCTACGAACTCCATACCAACACCATCCATTTGGTCAACCCCAACTACGAGGTTACCACTACCTGAATAAATTAAAAATCCACCAGGCCCTTTTCCAAGAGATGCTGACGTAAATCCTTCGTATCCAACTGACCTTAAGAATCCACTACTTGCTCCACCAATCTCAATACCACTACCTAATGTGTTTGATATAAAAATAGAACCCGAGATTAAAGAACCCGAACCACCTATGAATGTATTTGCGCCTGGGAAGACAACATCTTCAATCAAAACGAACTGTTCTGATGCTACACCTAATGTATTTAAAAACTCTACTTTTAAAGTTTTTGGGTCACCAATGTGTTTAGAAGGAATACTAATTGTATAAGAAAAGTTTGTGTCTGAATCTACTACATTATTTCCTAATACTTCAAAATCACCACCAATACCTTTTGATTTTACAGATGTTCTAACTTCAGTTACTTCACCTGATATAGGAGTTATAGATGGTATTGTAATTGTACCAACTGTTTTTAAGTTTTGTGATGTTCCATTTGAAGCAGAACTAAAGTATGTAATACTTGCAGGAATATCAAACCCATCAGAGTATCTAAACGTATGGTTATTACTTGAGGTGATTGCTGATTCTAATCTTAGAATATCACTACCCGTTACTGCTGTAATACTTGATGTAAAAGATGTTGGTTGTGTTACTGTTCGTTGCTCAGGATATAATCTTACATTTGATAAATCAAGTCTAATGGTTGCGTTTTCCATCTCAGCATTAAATGTATCACTGTCTCCTGTATTTCTTTGTAATGCTACATCATCTCCAAAATTAGACGCATTATACTTTACGTTAATTTGGTCAGTTGTTAGTGATAATGTTTTGTTTTCTCCTTGACCTAAACTATCACTTCCTGAACTATCTAACTTAAAAGTTGTAAACGGTCTTAAACTTGATGATACCGTTGCTGTTGGAAGGTTTGGTGATTGAAATACAATTGTTGAAGAAGGTTTTGAATCAATTCGTACAGGAATTGTTTTAGTCCACTTAACAACTCTTTCGTTTGTTATTCCTCGACCTCTACCACCTCTACGACTTCTACCTCTACTAATTCTATTACCATCTTGAACAGATGCTCTTACTGCTCCTATAATAGTAATTGTGGCGTCACCACTTGCTGTATTTTGTCTTTTATCGTCTCTATCTGAGTAAACCCAAATCGTAACTAAAACAGAACCGTCTACAGATGAGAAGTTTGGAACTTCGTGATATATTGGTTTACCTTCAGAATCTTTTACCTCAATCCTAATTTGTGAGTTAGGAGCAAGTGTATTTTTAGAAGAACCCTTTATTCTAAAAGAATTTCTTCCAGGCCCCAAATAGTCGGGTAACTCAGTAATATTGAAATAATCTACAGAATTCGAAGATTGGTCTACAATCTGTGCTTGTATCCTATCTAAATTCTGTTTACTTCTTCTTTTGTATTCTAATGCCATTCATAGACTCCATATATAACTATAAATATGAAACTTTTGAGAACCCGCGCACTTTACTGATATCTATTATTTGGTCAACCATATCTCGGGTCTTATCAATATGAGATATTGTGATAATAAAATCAAACTGCGTTTTAAGGTAATCAAATAATAAATATAAAGAATTAAAGTTCTCAGTATCAAGTGAACCGAACCCTTCGTCAATGGCTATAAAGTTTGGTCTTGGTAGATTTGATACATTTATTAATGCTGTTCTGATTGCTATTGATGATATGAATTTTTCCATACCACTTGTTAATTCGAGAGGCCAATATTCATCACTTCCATATGCGATATATGAGTTGATATTTCTACCATCTGTATTTAGTAATACTTGGAAGTCTACTATTGGTGATAGTATATTGTTTATCTCTATTTCTAATTTTGGTAATACTTCGGATATTAGTTGATATGGGATTCCATCTCTTCTAACACATTTAATATAATATTCGTATCCGTCATATTTGATTTCCATTTCACGAAGTTTCTCGATTGACTCGTTAACTTGTTGTATGGAATTTTCTGCTAATGTAATTTCAGAGTTGACACTCATCATTTCATCACCAACCTCGTCTATCTTTTCTTTTATAGAATCTCGTGTGAGTTTAAAAGATTTTATCTTTTCATTTACCTGCTTGTTATGCTTAACTGCTTGTTCTTGGTTCTTTGCTTTCTGAAGTTTAGACTTTAGTTCTTTTAACTGTATATCTAAATCTCTAACGTCTTGCATACACGACTCGTAAATCTTAGACGCAGTTAACCATTCCTTCTCTAAATCCATCTGTTGTTTAGTAAGGGTATCAAACTCTTTTAAATCGTTTTTAACGTTAAAACTATCTCTTTCATCAATAAGTTTAACTTTCTTCTCTAAAAGGTCTTTAAAACTCTTCTGTAAGGTTTCTATGTCCTTCTGTAGTTTATCTGCTTTCTTTACGATAGGAGTATTCTTGTTTTGTACACAATGTTCACAATCATCATCGAAAGTTAATTGACCGATTCCTTCTAAAGTGTCTTTCTTATGAGTTATCTCGATATTGATGGTATCCATCTTATTATCTAAATCATTAAACTTTTTATCTAATCTATTGAATTTAGTATCTTTCTTTTTTAACTCTTTGATATCTAAGGTTTTAAGTTTACCTTCTATATCGTTTTTAGATACTTCGATATTTTGTAGTTCTGAAAGATTGTGGTCACACTCTTTATTTTGAGTATCCCGAACTAATTCCAAATCTTTTAGTTCTTTTGAGATATCATCTACATTACCAATATCCTCAACAGGTTTTAAGTGAGTCATTTCAAACTCTATCTTAGTATTAGTATTTTCTAATTTAAGATTTAGTTCATCTTTTTTAGATTGTAATTCATCTAATGAACCTGTAATACTTGTTAGTGCGTTTTCTGCTTCAATTAGTTTTGTAGGAAAGTCTTGTTTTTTATATTCTCTAAGTAAAGTATTTAGTTCTCTAATCTCTTCACTTGCGAGATGATATAAATCTTCGAATATATCCATATCCAAAAACTGTGCTAATAATTCTTTTCTTTCCTTTTGAGATTTTTCTATAAACCCACTGTTATTAGATTGTGTTGACATTGCTGTTAAAACAAAATCTTCATATGTTCCAATGTAGTTTCTAATTATTGCATTTGTCTCTCTACGTTGTTCACCATTTAATGATTCTTTTTGTCCATCAATCATACGATAGAAATCAACATCAACTTTTACAGTTCCTCTTTTTGGACTTTTCTTTGCTTTTCTTTCTATAAAATATTCAACATTGTTTAACTCGAATTCAAACTTACAATCAAAATTCATTTTAGAGTAATTCATTACATCTTCTGCTCTGATTGTTCTTGAACACTTATCAAACATACAAAATGATAATGCGTCCCATAGAGTTGACTTACCACTTGCGTTTGGTGCGAATATTCCATATGCACCTTTCATATTTGTAAAGTCAATTACATTGTTAGTTCCATATGAGAACATATTAGAAAACTCAAATCGTTTTGGAATCCACGTTGAGTTACTTACAATATTTGGTTTTCCAAGTTTGTCATTTATATCTTTATTGATATTGGTAACTACACTTAGTTGTTCTTTTGTAAGGTGTTCTGTTTCTTCTAAATATTCTTCGATAAGTTTATTTTGAAAACCTGTATCTCTTACATTTTGTAATACTATCGATTGGTGTTCTACATCTCTTTTACGAGTTAAAACTTTTTGTACAGTCAGTTCTTGTACTTGTGCTTGTTTTTTAATCTTTGCGATTAATCTATTAAGTTGTGAAGTTTTAGTATCTTTTACTCTTACCCTAACTCTTGGTTTATTAGGCATATAATTATCAGATACTATCTTACCATTTTCAATATCAACAGTCACATATCCATAATCATTGTGTATTGGAACAAATTCACTTTTTAGACTTTTCATATCCCAAACTAAGATACCATGTATAGGATATTTTGCTTCACCATGATTTTGAACTATCAATGAGCCAGAATATTTTATATGTGATTTACCCATCACCTCATTGTTTGGTTTATGGATATCACCTAACAATACTAAATCATAATTTTCAAAGTGTGATACTTTTACATTTTGATTCTGTATTACAAATCCGTGTTCAGTTTCAATGTTATCAACAGGACCGTGTAACATTGCAATTCGTCCATTGTTTTTCTTGTAGTCTGTAGCGGGTGGGAATCCTTCTGACTTGTCCCATATTGATTTATGTACAAACGTGTAACCACCGATTCCAACTGCACCTGTATCTTTTACATAGTGTAAGTTTGGGTGGTCTAATGCTTTTATGATTGGACTAAGAGCGTCTAATCTTGATGTATTGTTTAGATTTGCGTCATGGTTGCCAGGAATTACAATAGTTGGTAGTAAGTCTGATAACTTACATAAAAATTCCTGAGTCAAATCAACAACCTCAGGTGACATATCGGTTTTTGCGTGTACGATATCACCTGCTATATAAATGATGTCATTTTCCCTCATTGTGGATAAGATATATCCATAAAGGTTAGAAAATACCTCACGGTATTCTTTGTGTCGTTGAAGGTTCCTGATATGTACATCTGCGATGTGATATATCTTTCCGATATCGGATACACCGACATCGATATATTTTATTCTTCTCATACGTTAAATAGTTGATACTCCATTAACTTTTTTAAATCAAGTGGTGGTGTATCATAAATTTTTTGGTTTATACGTTCATATCCCATTTCAGATGGGTCTTCCTCACCTAAGTCCACTAAATGAGTCTCAATCCCGTAGGACATAAACTTCTTAGACAGACCTATTGCGTTAGATATAGCATCCGAATCTAATACAATATACAACTTTTTTACCGAATTTCCAATTATTTTCTTCTCTAATTTTGATTGTATACTTTTTCCAAACAATGGAACTGCATTTCTTCGTATTGCTATTGCGTCAAATGCTCCTTCACATAAAACCAATGGTATATCCCAATTCACTAAAAGGTCAAACCCTACAATGTCTTTAGATACCTTTGGATTTTTGTGTTTGTATTTTGATTGGTAGAATGACCTACCAACAAAAAAGTTTAGTTTTCCATCATCGTCATAAGATGGTATAATAATTTTATCTTCATATTCTCCTGTTTCACAATATCCTATATTATATTTCACAATATCCTCAGGTCTAAGTCCACGTTTTAACAAGTAGTTAAGAGCGTGTTTGTACTTAAATGAGTTTGACTTTTTGTAAAGTGGTTTAAATTCCTTTGGAAGTTCAACTTGATTTACCTGTATCTGATTATCAGAATGAACATAACGGTTTATTCTACTGAATATACTATTGTATTCATCCCAAGTTTGTTTTGATACACGAAGTTTCTTAAAAAGGGTTTTTATTGTTCTTCCCTTTTCGTCAGATATCCAACAATGCCATGGATTCCTTCCATCAGAAGTAATTCTAATATTTACTTCTAACTTAGGTTTATAGTGGTCCACAAACGGGGAATAAAAGGCATAATTATCACCCGATGTTTTCTTGGATTTACCAAGAACAGACTCCAATAATTCAAGTAATCTATCTTCCATTTAGTATAAACTTACACTAATATACAAAATTATTTTGAATAATCAAAGAAATTTTCTGTTTGTTTTTCCTCAATCCATTCTTGGGGTATTTCTTTTTTAGCCCATTTGAAACCATTCTTCTCACACCATTCGGCGTAAGTGGTTTTAGAACCTTTGTATATTTTACCGTTTGGGGACTGTAAAACAAATCGTAAATCCATTTCAGGATTTTGTTCTCTAATGAGTAAATGTTTCTTTCTATCCTCAGGTAAAAACCAACCCTTTGATTCAATGTAGATACCATTGGGTAATCTAAAATCGGGTTTGTAAGTGTGGTGTGTTGCTGGTATTGTATATGATACTTCGTGTTGTTCATATTCACCATCTATTCCTTGTGCTTTGAGTTGTTCGTCTATACGAGTTTCCAACCCACTTTTGTGTCCCTTCATTTTTTGGATGTGGGACCAATTTCCTTTTTTATTCATAACTATTCAAAATCTAATCTAACGTCAACTGTTACATCAACATCTTGTCTCTTCTTCATGGGTGAACCCATTTTACCAACGGCGAGTAATTCACCATTGTCATTATATAATCCTATTTGTGTTACATATGGTCTGAAATCAGAACTTGTAACAAAGTTTCTTAAAGTTGGTTCGTTTTCATCTTGTGTTATTCTAAGAGTATTGTTTGATGATACATTAAACTCACCTCGTCCTATTTCACATAATATAGATTGTTGTTCTATTTGTTTAGTAGAATTATATGTAAATTCAAAACCTTTTCCTGTGTAGTTAAAATCACCATCACCTAAAAAACAATTTTGATATTTTGGTCTTGGGTCTGTTACTACTATTAATCCTTTTTGATAAAATGTATATCCAACATTTCTTGTTTGATATGCTGAACCACTAATAACATGATTGTTATTTAATGATGCTATATTATCACTCGATAGGTTTGTATTGTAAAATCTTATTTCATCAATCGAACCACTTGTACCTGTATCACCCATTCCATCGTGACACATTATAGTTATATCATCTTCATTACCTATCGGTCTCCTTACATGAGTTCCTACGTTACCACCAACTTGAGTTCCATCAAGATACCACTTCATGGTTCCACCACTCTGACCACCCGTATGATTTACAATAATATTATGCCAACTGTTATCATTAATTTTTGAAGAGGTTACTGTTAATGATTCTCTCTTATCTTCTCTACCGTCAAAGAACTGAAATTCTAATTTTCCATTCTTAGAACCTGCTGTCTGATTAAATACACTTATCTTAAATGGATAGTTAGGTGCTTCTCGTACCATAGTTGACCCAAACGTAGTTCCTTTTGATGTTGAACTTGGGTTATAGTCAAGATATGGATTATACTGTTGAGATGATTTTGCTAATATTGTATTCTTTGTGTGTCTTAACATAGACTGACTTGGTGGTAATTTAACCCATGTGGATATTGACCAATTTTGTGCTGAATTAAAGAAGTCTGTATTACTACCTGCTGCAGGTATGTAAAGTGATGATGATGTTTGTAAGAATCCACCATAACCACTTGCCGTTGCTTCACCTGTTGTATCTATTCCATTTACTATGGTTACATTTTTACATTGAAGATTATTACCAAATGGTCCTTCGTCTTTTTGAATTTTATAGATTGTATTGTGTGGATACTTATTAAATCCTAAATAGAATTTTAAATATCTATCGTCTACAAATTTAGTGTGGTCTATTGCTGTATCATATAAAACACCACAGTTATTATCAGATTTTGATTCACTTAAATGTAATGACGCAGAACCTGCTGCTCTTGAGAAATCTGAAATAGTTACTGACTCAGGTTTGATTCCTAAACCAAATTTATTTTGTGGTATCGAAACAATTGATGCTGTTGAATATAAATGTTTATCACCATAATCCTTAAAACATAGATTGTTAAGGGTACTCCACATAATTTTTTGTGGAACCTTATTTAAGTCTCTTGATATTGCACCTGAACCTGTTAGGATAGTATTATCGTATTCGATACCTTGGTGTTTTGATTTAGAAACTTCTAACTTAGTATTAAATGGGGATATTGCTCTAAACGTAGATATCTCGAATGATGACGAATAGTTTACATCCGTCACCTCATATCTCTTATGAGCTTTGTAGGGACGTGTGGTTATTCCCTGATTGAATATCCTTTTGAATACTTTTGCCATACTTCATCACTAATTCTTAGAAATCTAATTTAACCTTAACTAATACTTCGTTTTGGAATGATTTCAAAATTGGTTTAGAAAGTTTAGCGATTGCGAGTAATTCATTATCATTGTTATATAACCCAACATTCGTAATGTAAGTTTTTGGGTCACCAACGAAAGTTGATTGATTCAATCTACCCTCTGAACCTGAAATATAAGTCGGGTTGTTACTAAAGTTATATTCACCATTCTTAGCTCTAACAAAGTAGAAAGTTGATTTAACTTCTTCTTCATTTCTTGCTTGGAATCCGTCTGATGTAGACTCGTATGCTGAACCACTAATTGCTTCAAACAACCTATTATGGTTTTGATTATCTGCTACAGTTCTTACAGTTCCTAAAGATGCTGAATCATCAAGTGCTGCTGCACCTAATATGATTATACCATGTTGTGGATAAACTTCACCAAATATTTCAGTTGAGTTTTGAACACCACCTACAAGAGAACCTGATACAACATTGTATTTAGTTTGTCTTGCATTACCTGCTTGATTCGTGTCACCACTATCATCAATCAATCTAAGTGTTTCACCACCTGAACCTGAAAGAACTAATTCCCAATTGCCAGGGTCTAATCTATCTTTTAATCTAGCTCTGTTAATTGCTATTGCGTAAATATCATCTTGGTTTCTATCTTGCCATTTGAAAAACTTTTGGTTAGACGGTAACAAGACTTGTTGCATTTGTGAGTATATTGCGGATGAAGGTGAATCTTCATTTGTTCCTGCTGAACCACTACCTGCGTAGTGTCCGTATGCTACTGAGAACTGAGGTTCGTTTGTAGATACTGATGGAAGTCCATTATATACTTCGTAGTAATATGCTTTTTGAGTATTTGATAAGAACGATGATGTATGGAATACAGTTAACTCACCACTTCCACCTGACCATAGTCCTCTTGTTACTCTCTTAGTACCACCTTCTACTACATCTTCAGTAGTAAATGCGGTATAAACTTTTCCACTACCATAATCATATGCTCCTGCTGGAACGATTGGTGTGTCATTTGTTGCGACATCATCATTTAGTATGACATCGATTGACCTTACTCCACCACCTGCTCCTGAACCACCACTTGAAGGTGGTGTTAGTATAGATGGTCTTGGTGTAACGGTTGGTGTTACATTTGATGCACCACCACCATTTTGAAGGTTTTGTGATAATACATTATTTTGATTCATGTTTCGAGGTCCAATCATTCCTAAGTTAGGTCCACCTATTCCACCGAAACCACCAGCGTATGGGTTACCACCACCAAAGAAACCACCACCCCCACCAAGAGGGTTAGCGCCACCGAATCCGAAGTTGTTTAAAAATGCCATAGTCTATCTCTCCTTATTCGTTTACTTTAGGTGTTACCGTCACATCTATTTCCGCTCTACCACCTGTTTCATTACCAATAACAATAATTCTTGTATTAGTTTGTTGATTAGTTGGTAAGTTGTTTGTTGGAGTAAATATGAATGAATTAAGTCCCGTTACTGCTAATGCTTGATTAGTAGCATATGAATTAATATTAATAATAGGTGAAGTCGTTCCTGGCACTCCTGCGTTACCTGCTACTGAACCTACATCACTATTAAGTAATATTGCTGTATATCCTAAGTTTTCATTACCACCATTTTTGGTAGTTACGTTTATAGTACTTGCTGTTCCTTCTTCTGCTGAAGAGATAGAAGTTATTGATAGTTCTATAAATGGTAACTTTACCGTTGATTTCGGTAATGATAATAATTTGTATTTCATTAAATATGAATCGTCAGTAATCGCCTCCAAGATTGGCATATTTTCAATAACGATTCCGTAGAAATCACTTCCCAATGAGTGAGCAGGATTCCAAAGGTCGTAATCGACTTCGTCATCCGCTAATGCGAATTGGGTAATTGAAAATTTGTCTCTACCTTCCGCGAGTAATTCTCTTCCCCTCTTGGTAAGGATAGCGTCTACTGTTACAGATGAATTGTCTAAAAATCCCATAGTTGTTTTCCTCTTTTACTTATATAAATATAGTTTTTTTTATTTTTAAATCATTTTTTTGTTTTTAAGTACCTCTGTTTGTAAAGATACCCCCTCTTTGGTTCTTTCTTCTGTTTTGATTTATATCAGAAGATGACCCTTTTGAAGTGTTTAATGCTCCAAAAGTTGCTGTATTACTTCTTGATGAACGTGGTCCTACTCCAAATCCTACATTGGATACATTTCCACCCATAGTGTTAGAACCTAATCCACCACTTCTGTACTGTCTTCTCATTTGTTTTCTTACAGCGTTATTTAATACACTATTTGTTGCGTCAACATTTAATGTAACATTCTTTCTTGTATTTCCAATAGATGGTATAAAATCAAATGAAATTGTTTTATCACCACCTGCTATTCTACCTATTGGTCTCTTTCTTGTTCGAGGTAATAATGGTAGTGCTGGTGGATTTCTAAACAAGTCGTCTTCTATTTGTTTATCTACACCTTTTGAAACTGAAGTATTTGGTGCTTCATTCTTATCGATATATTTTTGAACTGATAATAAATCTTCGGATGGAATGATACCAATAACTTTAGGGTCTTTACCCCCTGACTCAAGGTCAATATCTTTTGTAGTGTTCATTACTAACTTAGTATCGTTAACAATACTAACTTCAATTACAGGAGTATTGTCAGGCGTATCAGGTGAATTTGCTGTTAAAGATGTACTTGATATACTACAACCATTGTAATATAAATTAAGTAAACCACCTGTTAGTCTATCATCCTGAACTCTTGCAAAGTGGAATGATGCGGAACTTGCGAACTCAGGACCTTTTGATGCACTTATATCATTTGAATAAAAATACTTTGGTTCTAATGCTGTCTTTGAAAGTCTTGCGTCTAATATAGTAGAACCTGTTGGTGAATATTCCCAATATGGATTTGTATCTGTAAAATAATCACCTGAAGAACTAAGTCTTTGAATATCTGTGTATTTGTAAACAGACGGTTTAAATGCGTCTTTTGTTATACTACTTGTATAAGTTAAGTAAGAACCTGATATTATATTTAAAGTTGCTATTCCACTACTCTCATATTGATTTTGTGTAAATGATATCCCTTGTGGTCTTAAATAATTATTTCTTTCAAAAATGTGTGGTTCAATTAAAATACCTTTATGCCAATCGGCTCTTGCTGGAACTAATTGTTTCATTGAATCAAAGATAGACATATCGTATCTTGATAACATATCTAATTGAATCTGAAGTGCTGTTCTTCCTGTATATTTTTGGAAATAGTTTCTTGCTCTAAAATCTAATAAATCATATCCGTCATTATTTCTAACATCAGTATCACCAACCAAATCACCTGCGTCAAAGTAACCTTCAGACGCGTAGATATCAAAGTTAATTGTATCTGTTGTAGAGAAGTAAGTTCCTAATAAATTAGAATCAAGAGGTGCTTCATCGTATTGACTAATTTCATTTGACCTATCAAACTGTAATGGTCCTCTTAAAGATGAAGATTCTATTCTTACTTTTTTATTTGTTAAGTTTAATGCCCCAACAGATGGAATAGAAACAAACTGAGTATCTACTTCACCTGACAATCTTGCTGGGTCTGCTCTGTTAGTTCTGTCAAAAGATGCTGATAATATAAGACCCGTTGCTGATGCGGTAAACTGTTGATTAGGATGTCTTGATAATATAGAACCACTAATATTATTGTATGTACTATCAGGGAAAATTCTATATAGAAGATTCTCATATGATGTATCGATATCTAAATCAGTTGTATTATCATCAGAATAATATGCGTCAGTATTTGCTGCATGACCAAGTATGACTTCATTTGATAACTGTTTCTTGTAGTATCTTACCTCTTGAACACTTGACGTAGTATCACTTCCTACATTAACATAAGGTATCGCGAGACCATATGCGCCTCCACCTACACCACTCCAACAGTGGTCAAGACTACCCGTAGTCCAAGATGCGGTTGGGTTTGCTAATGTGAATCCAAAATCGTCAACCCATGCTGAGTTAAGTGTATATCCACCTGACCCTGATGATATTGCTACTACAACATTTCTTTCTTGTTTGTAAGGAACATATGGAGTTGTTGCTACAGTCTCTAAATTATTCTCTTTAACAACCCATCTTGCTTTTCCTGTTAATTGGTTGTATTCCCACATTAAATCATAAACTTTTGCAGTGCCAGAGAAATTTGGATGTCTCATGATTGTATGATTACCCTGTGGTAGTTTTGCTATTATTTCAATAGTCTTCGGTCTACTACCATTGATAACATCCCAAGGGTGTTCTCCATTTGTTAACCCATCTAATTGTAGTTTGTAGATATATCTTTCGTGTTCGTATATCTCTTTAGTGTCTTTTATTCTTGGTCCACCGTATTCTCTAATCTTTAAAAATGCACTTGGAATACCATAAGAAGATATCAATGTTTTAAATGAACGTGCTGTACCTTTACTTTTGTATATTCCCGGCACATTGTTTAATAATCTTCTCCAAGTTTCGTGTACAATCTCTTTTGTTGGTTTAGAATATAATGAACCTGATTGTATTGGATTACCTTCTTGACTAACTCCAAATTCATATGTCCACAATGAAGTATCAGAGTATCCGTTAAATAGTTTCCAACCGAAAGAATTTGCAATAACCTCTATTAGGTCTTGTGCCATACCATCTTTAGGATGTTCTTCTCTGTCATTGATTTGTGTAATTTCCTGAATGTAGTTATAGAATATATCAAAATGTTGACCTAACATTTTTACAAACTCAACATACTCTTCATTCTTTTCATCAAACGCTAAATTTGAAGGAATCATTTCTGTTAACTTACTATCGTTAAATGCGTCGTATGTTCTTGCAGTCTCAATTGTATTGTTAAACCAATTAGTACCTTGTGATGATGTCAAATCATACAATGTATGTGGATTCTTTAATTCTTTTGGATATGGGTCTATTCTATATTCAGAAGAACTAAAGTGTGTGTATAGCGATGATTCATGATTGTAATATAACCAATACTCAAAATCATCAAACCCACCAATTAACGCGTCTCTTCTGTTTGTTGACGCCGAAATATTTGTTATTGCTTCAGAACCACTTACTCCTGTTAGAGTTGTAATTCTAGCATTATATCCTTCTACAAGTTGTAGTTTATATTTAAAGTTTCTGACTCTTTCTTCTGCAGATGAGAAGTGTATATAGTTTTGTAAATCAGAATAATCTATATTTAGTTTTACGTTTCCAAGTGAACCACTGAAAAACTTATCTACAATCTGTTGTTTTGTTGGAAGACCTGCGTCTAATAAAGAATCCCAAGATTCAAACTCTCCTGCTGCTCCTTTGTTTTCACCCAAGTCAATATTAAAGTTTGGATTTGAAAAGAACGGAATTTGATTAGGGTCTTCAAGTGCTTCATATAGAATTATGTTTTCGACATATGGTTTGTGTAACTCTAATGATATTTCAAGTGAATCGTTAACGTTTACAGTAGATGGTAATTCTTGATTTAATTTAACAATTACCTCGTTTACTGTATTTAGATTCAGGTCCATCGCATTGTAGTTAACCTCTAATGAGTTTATGTTAACCGTTGTATACGTTGGTTCTAACATTGCGTTTCTTGTCGAAGCGTCTACATCTGATGGAAGTTCCTCGGGTGTGGTATATACTTCATTTTTTCTTAACCAACTTAGTGACGTGTCTGCATTTCTTCTAAGTTTAAATCTATCAAAAATACCTGTTAATCTATATTTTGTTATAGGGAAGAAACTAACACCACCTTGAATAGTGTCATCTAAGTCTATTTCTGCGAATGTAACAAATGGAGTTGTGTTGTCATCTCCAAATCCACCTTCTAACGGACCTTGTGTTACGGGAACAAATATTGTATTTCTATTATTATCTTGTACTGATGCGTCACCTACAGGGAATGGTAGTATAGCACCATACTGTCCACCACGTTGTCCCATAAATGCGGCATTTACAATTGGATATAGTTGATTACCACCAAAGTTTAATTGAGCAGGTAAAAATGTATCGTCACCTGAAAATGTGTTTCCTACAAGATTATTTGGTCTACTATAAAGTTGATATAGATTTGTAAGTCCATTTATATTATTTGATTGAATCTTAACTTCTTTTCTGTTTGGTGAAATTTCTGTTATTTTCAATCCTGATGCTGCTTGGTGTAAAAAGTTGTATACTAACTTGTATGTTCCACTCGTATAACCTGCCTCTCTTATGTCCTGACCAGGCCTTACAAAAATAGTTTTACTACCTGCGTCACCAACTATTGTAATTGGTGAATTAGTTTTACCACCTAAGTATGCTCCTTGTGGTGTGTAGTAGTGAACTTCCAAACTTGGACTTGTAATCCCATCAATACCTGTTACGTCCTCACTGTCTAATTGAGGATATGTTGCTCCTTCTGAAATTAGAGCAAGGTCTTGAGATGTAAACACGTCACCAAAGGCAGGTTGTTTACTTTCTATCTCTTCTATATTTGTAAATCTATTTAAAGGCATTCTTCAAGTCCAAATATTTTCCTGTATAAGTTTTTTCTCTCATACGTTTATTTACTTTAGATGTTGTCATGTAATCATATCCTGTTACTTCATACAGACCATCTATAATCTCTTTACAATTCATTGATTTTGGTAAAAATCTTTTTTCTAAAGTTTGACCATTAACTGTCTTGATACTATAGTTGTGGTTTTTAATTCTTGTAAACTTACTTAACTTAGAAGGTCTTTGACACTTCTTTCTAATACCAAGATGTTCAGTCCAAAGAGTTTCACAACTCCACTTTATATCTATAAACATTTTAGATTCAAATCCTAATATCATTGCTGTATCTAAAATATGTTTTAATTTTGTATGGTCTTTTACTTCGTTTCTAAGTACAACATCAACATCCATTGTTGGAATACTTGCTCCATAAATATTTTCTGCGAATGAACCAACTAAATATACTCTATAGTCTGATAGGTCAACACTTCTGTTGAATCTATTCCACCAACCTCTAAACGTATCAAACCTTGGTTGTTCCCAAGGTGTGAAAGTTTTTATATTTCCAATTGTAAATTCAAACATATTATTCTCATTTATAGTTGGTTAATGTTAAAGTTTAATCCTGGCCCAAACGAATCTGCATTAAAACCATAAGAGTCATATCCACCGACTCCAATCGGACTTCCATCACCACCACCGTTTATCAACCCACCTGTAGTTCCTGCGGTACCGAATGCTGCTTGCCCTGAAGATGGAAGGGATGGTAGATTTGGTGTCGTTACACCTGCTGGATTGAATCCACTTGTTACTACTTGGTCACCTGCTATTGTACCCGCTATGGATGTTCTTACGTTTACATTACTTCGTACATTAATACTATTAAATCTTAATTCACTTATTGAAGAGTCAAGACCTTCCAATACTCGAGTTAGACTAAATCTTTCAGGAGTAGTACCCGTTCCTTCTTGACCTTCTATATAAACTTTACTATAGTTTGGAAGTGCGGTTCCCGGCGGTACAGAATCAGGTGAAGGGATTTCATAGGACACGACTTGTCCTCTGACATTTCTTTTCAGTTCTCTATCACCTTGTACTCCAACTATTGTTGGTGTTGTTGTTTGTTCGCTCATTATCTAACTACCTTAAAGTAAAAGTTGTCATCGTAGTATCTAATGTTACCACCTTGGTCAACTCTAAAACAAAATTTGTAAAATCTTTCGGGTTGTAATCCGTTGAACCAAAAATTAAAGTAATTACCACTACTATCACAACTTAACTTTGTGTAGTTAGTATCGAATGGAACAATCACTTGTTCCGTGTCTGCGTCAACTACTGAGTAATATGAAGTTGAAGGTAAATACTTTACCGTTTTCAATGGACTTGTAGAGAAACTTCTATTAGGATATCTTTCTCTACCGAATACTCTTATTTTTCCTTTTGACGATTCTTTGTATTCAGTTTGTAAATTTTTAACGTAAATGATTAAATCGTCACCACTTAATGCGTCTAATGACCCTGTATCAAATGAAGAGTCATCCCACCTTGCTTCTAATACAGGTGGATATATTGTATGTGTATCAGTTGAGAAGAATTTAATCTTACCGAAGTTGATTGTTGAGTTCTCATCTGTTTTAGATTTCTTAATTATGAATCCGTTATTTGTTCTTGTTCCGTCAATCCATTCTGATACATAGTCGGTTACTTCGACATCGATGTTATCAGTATTTCTATTAAAAGATTGATAGTAATGCTTTCCACTTCCAAATGAAGAAGTAAACCATGTACCACCCCCTGATGTTTTATTAAAATGTGCTTCATAGTCGTTATCATTAAATCTTGCACTTGTTGTATCATGGTCAAATGATTTTATTAAGAAGTTATCTAACGATGCACTTGCTTGTAAATCACTACCACTTGCGTAATAAGACCATCGGAAGTTGTGTTGTCCTGATTCTCTTGCTTGGAATATAATTCTTTGAGTCATACTTGACGTTATATATCTTGTATAACCTGTAAAGTCATTTATGTCTACTAATCTACCCGTTGGTGTTTGTACTGTAAACTCAACTCCTAATGGAGTGTTATCACCATATGTATCAGGGAAGTTTCCTGGCACTATATCAAAACTCGCTGTATAGTTTGCGTTTTCTTGTAGACTAAACTTTCTGTTTAATGTTGCTCCACCAAACTTTGATGATGTCATGGTCAATGTATTATTCAATACTTCTGCTGAACCTGTGATACCATCTAAGTTTTCAATCCCCTCATTTACTATGTAACTTGAAGGTAGGTCAGTTAGGTTTGATGCGAATTGGTCAAACACCAAAGTGTTAGGGTCTGTTGTTGTAAAGAAGAAAAAGTTATCTATGTTTCCTTCTGACCCGTTTGAACCGTCATCGTCAAAATATGTAAACTGAAACTTATGAACTCCTGGCATACTTGCCGTAAATGCCATTTTATATGTTGCTGTTGATACTAATGATTCTTGGAACCCAACAATGTCTGAGTTTAATAGAGACCCACTTGGATTGATTACATTGAAATCAACTCCTGATAATGATTCTCTGTTAAAATCAAACTGAATATTGTATACTGACCCCGAGTCTAATGAAGATGATAAGTTTGCTGTACCACCACTAAATTCTGATGCTGACATAATCAATCTACCACCTGATACAAATAGTAATGGGTCATCTCCATTTGAACCTTTTATCTTGTCAACTAATTCAAAGTTACCAAGACTTCCTGCGAAGTTGTAATATGCGTTTAATGAGTTTAGTGTATCTACATCTACTGCTTTTCCTACTGTAGAGTTATCTACATCCCATCTTGAACCACTGATTCTAAATACCCAATTTGATGCGTGTTCACTCTTTGGTGAATCATTGAACTGACCAAGTCCCTCATTCCATGATTCTTTTAGTGGGTATACGAATAAATCAAAGTCGTCTTGTAGTTCCGAACTTTCTATATTTTCTAATCTTAATCTATATTGAGGTGACGTGATTGTTCCGTCTGCTACAGAGGATGATATTGGTGTCAAATCGAAACCAAGAAGTATTCTACTGTTTCCAACAAATGTTATGTTGTCATCACCATAGAACTTACCTACTTCGAGAATTTGGTCTTTACCTGTATTCTGAAGTTTTAGGTTGTCCTTCTCGTAGATAGTGTTGTCTTTATTTGGGTATATTCTATATATCATTTTTCACCTCTTAAAATAATGGTACCACTCTACCTCTAATGTCTGTATCAGGATATTTAACCTCAAATATAGACGGGTCTTTAGGTGGATAGATTACACCATTTCTCGTTGCGTATTTCATGTCGTATCTTCTCGGTGAGTAGGTTCCACCGTACTTGTTGGAAATTTGTAATCCACCAAGTCCGTCCTTATCAGGTCTTACAACACTTTGTACACCGTCCACGTCATCTAACATGACATATACATCCGACAATAATATCGGTTGATTTATTTGTTGATTGTCTACTTTGAAATAATCTCTTAATTTACTTATACATTTTAAAAGTATTTCATTTGAATTGTAATTTGGTTTTACTACTATCTCGAAATCGATTCCTATATTTACAATGTATGCGTTTTTGATATTAATCGCATCTGTAAGTATTCTATAGAACGATAAATAATTCGCAAGGTTTTGTTTTGTTGCGGTATTTAGTTCTGTAATTTTTTTATTTGCATCATATCCTAATACATAGAAGTTTAGACCAAGTGGATTTGGTATTGGTTTTCCTGCGTCATCTAATATTGTTTGTATTTGGAAATCAGGAGCGACAAATGCTTTTGCTACCGAACCAAATTGTGGTGGCATTGCATAAGTTCTAACTACATAGTCTTCTCTTGTTACTGACCTGTTTTGTGCTCCAAAGTATGCTTTTGCATTTTCTCTTACTTCTTCAACTGTCTCTTCGAACTTACCACCAACTGCTGCTGCTTCGTTATTCATTGCAATTGAGTTTCTTGATTGGTTGAATAGTGCTGTATCGAGACCTAAGTTTGATGTTTCAATCTCAACGTTCGCAATTTGATTTAAGTCATTACTTGGAACGTTATCAGATACACCTTTACTTACTCGATATCTAACTGTTAGTGTTTGGTTAGCAGGAGCCACTCCATATGTTTTAGAATACAGAAAGTTCGATGGGTCTAAACCTTGATTTAGGTTACCACTCGCATTATATAATGCAGACCCAACGTTGTCAGGGTTTGGAAGTAGTTCTTCGTCTGCGTTTGCAGATATACCTGCTCCAAACTGAATATGTATTTCACCTTCATCTGATACTCTTGTAATATATCTCTTCGGTACTTTTTTTAATTTTAGTAACGAAGGTGTATCAGAACTATATGCTGAATACTCTAATGAGTACTCTTCAGTGTTTGGAGTTTCTTCGAATACGGTGTCTTGACCAAGGTAATCTACCTTTGTCCAATCTTCACCGTCATCATCGGATATTTTGATTACATCTATAAGACCGTCTTCGTCTTGTAATCTAATTTTGTCATATATCTTTGGGGCGCCAAATGTAAAAGTTTGTGTCTTTTCTTTACCACTTGTTGCTTTTACATACTTCTTTAAAAGATATTTAATTGGTTCGTTGTTGTTATCGTTAATCTGATAAACGGAAACTTCAGTAGGGTCGAATGAAGATGAGTAATTAAATCTAACTTTTTGATTTGTACTAAATTCAACTTCACCGTTTGATTCTGCTGTTACAGTCGCTCCCTCTTTGATTGTAAGTGCATATCTCCAATCGGGTCTTACACTATCACCACTACCTATTGATGGTACGATTTGGAAAACACTTAGTGTTGTTGTAGCAGGAACATTTAGTTTTGGTTTATATCCTACTGCTTGTGCAATCGTAAATATATTTTTCTTTTCCTGTGCTTCTTCTAATAAAGATTCTCTTAACTGAACATCAGTATAATAAGAAAGTACATCACCAACATATGACGCAAGTTCCAATATCATCATCCCCGGCGATGATTCGTTGAAATCATTATATGTTTGAGGGAAGTAAGTTTTTGTGAAGTCAACAAGATTATTTCTTATTTCTCCAAAATCTCTTCCTAAAAGTTTTACTTCCTTTTTTATTTTGTCTGCCATATTCTAACCCTATGCGATTGAAAGACTACCCTGTTCGTCTACGTTTAATATAATTATCTGATTTGCTCCACTTTCTCCTACAGAAAACGAAAAAGAAATATTAATTCTGTTCTCATTGGGTAAATCATCTACTATAATCTCTTTCATTTGAATGTAGGGTAACCAAAATTCTATATCCTTTTGTAACCCTGCTCTCAGGTTGTCAAGTAATTTTTTTGTTATGTTCTCAAACAAGAAAGATGGGACATCGGTTCCAAATAATGGTTGAAACGGTCTTTCCCCTTTTCTTGTTAATAATAAGTTTTTTAAGTTGGATATTGCCTGTTCTTCTGTCGTGAATGTAGTAGCAAAAATAGGTACACCACCTAATGGTAGTGGGATACCCACACCTACATTTTTCTGTAGGTCTAATGGATGATACTTTTTCTCTTCACGTTTTCTTGACATTATACTCTACCCTTCTTTGTATCTATTGCTTTCATTAACTGAGAATAGTCTCTTGTTAATGCTTGACCAACACCTGAGTTCATCACTGCGTTTACATCAACTTCTCTACCATCAGAATCAGTCTGTGGTATCATTGATTGTTGTGTTGGTTGGTTACTAAGACCCATCATCGATGCCATGGTTTGTCTGTCCATACCTTGAGCGTGTTGTGATGTCAAGGTTTGTCCACCCATAGTATCCCAAGTGTCTACTGTTTCATTTAACAAGTCAGAAAACTTGTTACTCTTAAACTTGACTTTTGGTTTTTTACTTTGAGTTTTAGTTTGAGGCGTACTCATCTCTTTAATAACAGATTCTCTGATAGTTGTTTTTTGTTTTTCAACTTCCTTACGAACCTCTTCTTTTATCAAGAGTTTTAACGCTTTTACAAATTTATTAGTGTCCATAATTGTATTTGTTTTTATATAAATATGTTTAACATAAATTATTATTACGACCAAGGTGAAACTACTGTACCAATTGTGTATGTTCCTGTTCTCATATACACGTCAACAGCAGTTGAAAACTTAGTTGCAAATATTTGTCTTGAATTTGGTATTGGACTCACGGGAGTCCCCCAAATAGTTAATAATGTTATCTTTAACGCTGCTAATCCTGCTGGTGGAGTCGCTGCTGTTGCTCCTGCTGCTATCATCCCCGCGGGGAATTGAGCAGTATATGCTGCTAACCAATCTGCAAACATTAACATAAATTTACCATTTGGTGCACTTGGTATTGCACTTGTAGCAAGATTTGCTTTGAATGATTGGTCCATTGGTGATTTACCATTGACTGCATATATTATTGGATTAGAATAGGAAATAATTGCCTCACCGATTGTTTCTGCTGCGGATTCATATGTGGTTCCATCATCCACCGCATCAAAAATACTTAATATATCGTTTTTTAAATTTGCTTTTATTAAAGGCATTGTAACTTCCTATTGACTAATCTTACTCTTCAGTGCTGCTACTTTAGATACTGCAGGTGCTAACGGACCTGTAGGACCTACGGGTGTAGGATACTTTCCTTCTGCAATTATTTTTAATATCTCTAATAAGTCATCTAAGTATTCATTTAGTAACAACTTATATCCACTTGTACTAATAGCAAGATTATCTTTAGATGATAATATAATTGATTCATCTCTTGCGTTCAAATGGATTCTACCTGAATTCATGAAGATACCTTTATCACTATATCCACTTGTCGCAGATATTGGTGGTAAAGAATTTGGTGTTGATAATTTTACAGTTTGTCCCGATGTTAAATAAATTGACGAATCATCTTTATCAACATCTTCAATAACAAATTTATTCCAACCACCTTCTTCTTGATGGTTTCTAATTATTGTTATTGGTTTAGTTGGGTCACCACTCCAACTTGGGTCTTTTGATGTACCTGCTCCTGATGGTGTGTGACCAAGTCTTATTGATTGACCATACCTACCTTCTATCAAAACATCACCACTAAATGGTTG